CCGGGTTTTTACCCGGTTGTTTGGATTAATCTTCCCCTGCCTGTTTGGCTGGGCGCGCACGACACGCGCCGCCGCATTCAGATGGGGATTTTTAGTTCAGACTTTATGTTTTTCCGCTCCGTGCTAGGAGGGTAAAAATTTGGCCTCTAGGAGGCCATTTTGGGCGGGTCTGCTACCGTCCTTATATAAGGCAGATTTTGGGCTACGGCCCGGCGTTTTTACACGCCCTTTTCGCGGACATTTTTATTTTTGTTTCGTTGCTTTATATGGTAGATGAAAGCTAGATTTTATCGGCACAGATTCTATCTTATTTTGTGTATCGTTTCATATAATATTTATGTTCCGCACCCTTATGATGCATTTTAATGGTTGTCAGCATTGAAAAACAACTATTGGCCAGTTTGGTCAATTCATATAACTCGTATAATGATCGTCAGAGTTGAAAAACGATTAGCATCTTTCGGGATGTTCATTTTTATGGAGAGATATATGCAGATTCTATTCTGTTCATCTTCTCCTGTTGTAATGGCCGAGATTTTTCTCGATCCAACATGTGTTATGTTCGCTTAATCGGCATTTCCTGCATGCACGTGTATGGGCCATATCAACGAGGGTGGTGTTTACCACGAGAACCTCTATAACTTCTGGAATTGTCGGTATCTATACGGTCTCAAGTGGCCGTTGGTACTATTTAACCGCTTGGCTGAAACTACGATGAAAGAACAATGGGCTAGTTTGGAACCCAAAGAAAGGAAGAAATTAATGACTTCCGCCAAACCATATGCCTATCTTAAACAGATAGCTACAAAGAGACAGAACATGAAGGCTTCTAAAAGAAAGAATCTTCCCCCTATTCATTTAGATTTTTGGGATACACTTCTTACTTCTGATGCTTGGAGAGTTAGAATGGCCTCAGGGTTGGACGAAACTCTTCTTGCTAACATGGATTACTCGGATTTTGTCAATATAGTTCCTGATACTACTGGATTTGTTGTTGATCAGTGGGATAAAAGGCTCACTAAGAGGGAGCTTGCTGCCCAGATGTATAATGAACGTGTCTTATCAGAAGGTGTTTTACGAAAGAAAGATGAAGCTAAGGCTAGAAAGAAGAAACTAGACAAGCGCGAGCGTAGAGAAGCCCGTGCTAATCGGCAACGAGAGGTCGCCTCTTCTCGTAATAAAGAGGTTGTTGAGCTTGAAGCCGGTCTTTTTGATTATTCTGCCAAAAAACTCCGAGAAGAGAAAAAACCTAAGCCTAAACAGTATAAGGGTGATTTTGTATCCTTGGAGCAAAGGCAGCAGCATGCTGCTGCTAAGGCACGTAAGAAACAAAAATTCGCGAATCAGGCTAAACGCGCTGAAAACTTGAAAGAGCGGAGCTCCCGTCTTAATTCTAGACAGCGTCGTAAGTTGCGTAGGGAATCCGAACGTATTGTCTCTCAATCTGATGATTCCAAAGATTCTGTTTTGTGGGAAGAGGGCGATGACGAGCAAGGAGCTTATTTGCTTCCTGCCAATTCCTACACCCGCGATATGCTTGAGAGACTGAGCATCGACGCCCAATCTGATGATACTGTCGTTGAGGACGAGAAAGGATTTGTCTATCCCAGCGTTGTCGATCGTCCATTCACAGGGACCCCTGAATCGCTTTCTGGTCCTTCTTATGATGATTCTTCTTTCGAATATGAGGAAATATATGATCAAGCCATAGGCATTTTTGAAAAAGTGTCTGAAGTTTTCAAGGGCATGTTTATGAATGTTCCTCGTAAGATCATCCATCATATGACATCCATTTTGATCCAATTAGTTAACGTTTTGTTTGACGTTTATTGCATGGGTATTTCTCCTGCCATTGCCGCAGTTCGTTTTGTGGGCAATGTCATAATTGAGGGGATCAAGTTCTCTGCTAAATGGATTAAGGACGTTGCGTTACCTGCCGTTGTAGGTTTTATTAAGCACGTTCGTAGTTTTATCACGTGGAACAAAGCTAGCTCCATCATTGATCGCATTCGCACTTTTATGAGTATCGCAGTGGCTAGTGACCTTGCGCGATCTCTTTACAAGGTTTTACGTGTTGTGTTTCTCGCCCCTTGGTTTGGGGTTGAGACTGTCGGGAAGTATTTCTCAGTTTTTGGTCTTCCTTCCCGCAGGTTTAACGGAGTCCTTGATATTTTTGAGTGCCTATGTGATGGACTTTCCGGTCTCTTGCGTGCCGGTAGTGCTATTTCGGCTGGTGTTCCTATAAACCAAATCCTCTTTGCCGATAACCCTATTTCTACCTTCATAATGGAGGCTGAATGGGTTAAGAACAATGTGGATAACGTTTATATAGGGCTTCCTGTAGACGGTATGTATTCCCTTAATGAGTTGCGGAGACGTACTAATTCCGCAGTTGTTGCGGGAGACACTCTTCTGAAAGATATGCCGTTTTGGGATAGTCAGACCAGTCAGATATCCCGTTTGCTTTCGGATGTCAAGAATATATCCAAGTGTCTTGAAATTCGTGCTAAATCGAACGGACGTCTCCCGCCTTACGCATTCGTGTTACATGGTCCCGCTGGTATCGGAAAATCCACTTTGAGGAACATTTTTTATAGTGTACACTCTTCCATTATGGAGAGAGAGTTTGATGAGTCGCAAGTTTTCGCTCGCGATATTACCTCAGAGTATTTCGAAGGGTATGAGCCTTTGAGTATGCCGTATTGGCATTATGCTGAAGTAGGGAATGAACATGTTAACATTGCTATGCATAACGGCAACAATGTCTTGGCCGAACTTCAACGTATTTGTGACACAACCCCTTTTCCTTGCAATATGGCTGCGGTTGATTTGAAGGGCAAGTATTATGCTAGCCCGGAAATGATTTTTATCGATACTAACAACCCAGGCATGCATATCAAGAGTCTTATGAGTTTTCCTGCCGCTTCTATGCGTAGGCTTTGTTTTGCCGAAATGAGTGTTAAGGAACCTTATAGGAAGAATGGAAGCACGGAAATTGATGGCAAACTCATCGCGACGCTACGCGATGATGCGATAGCCGCCGGCAGAGAATTTGATCCGATGGATGTTTACGATTGCAAGCTGTATAGGTATATCACGAATGCCAGAGATTTCAGGGAAAATGTTATCTTTCAGGGTAGTTTTCCTGGCATGTTGGAGGCTTTGAGGAGTGATATGATAGATCACATCGGGAAGAATAGCAGGTCTAAAGACTTATTTTCTAACCCACAGGATATTGTAATGAAATACCTTCTCAGCCAAGATGGTTCTAGCATTGAATCCAAAGAAGACCCTTGGTTTTCTGAGGATGAGTTTTCTATACCTTTAGACCTCAATCAGGTCCCCATCGAGGCCCAGTCCTTTCCTTCCTCTGAAGAGGCTCCCAATGATGTGGAAAATTTTTGTACCATTTTACGCGCTAGGAGCGATACCCTTGGGACAAATTGGAGCGAAGAAGATATAAAGACCTCCGCTATTGAGATGGACCGCAAATTGCAATCCATAAGAAAGACCCGAGACACCGGAAAGCCTACAGCCTTTGAATGGTTTTTTAGGCTTTTCAGCTCGCTTTTTATGTGGATCCTATATACAGTTATGAGCAAGTTGCCGAATTTACTGCCCACTCCAGAAATGGGTATGTACATCATTTTTAGTTGCGCGTTTCTATTTCTGTGGGGCCCTATCGGGTTTTTTGTTGGGGCACTTATAAGCGTAGTTACTGTTTTTGCTACGCTCCTGCGTTTTCTAGGGGTGTCGTCAAATCCCAGGGAGCACAGATCGCACGCTCAATATTATCGCAAATCGGTCTTTTCACTTCTTGGAAGAGATTATATGATATATCTTGGCAAACAGTGCTGTGCTTATACTTCACTTGCTTGTGGCTTGGGGCTTTTGGCTGGATGTATTTTTCGAAAGAGGCATGCTTTGCGTGACATTGTTTCCAGATATGGCCCAAGAGCGCGCCATTACGCTACTTTAGGGGTCAGCCCATGGCGGGTCCTCGAACCCATTGCCGCTGAAAATCAAGAAGTTCGCGGTATCCCTGAGAATTATGATGAGAGTTTTCTAAAGCTTTCCACCAAAGCTGGCTGTATCAAAGGCGTGATTCGCACCAAAGATGGCGGTGTTAATCAGTGGGTAGATTATAATTCTACTGATTTCAAAGCCCTTCATCAGGGTGACTTAGAATCATTGGAAAACATAGCTTTGCGTAATACCATCGAAGTCTATGTGCACGTTACTACTGGTCTCATGAAGAAGAAGTCACGCACGCATCTGTTATTGGTTAAGGGCAATTACGCTCTTATCAACAAGCATGTACTTGCGGGGTCTGATGGTATTTTCTATATCGATGTACCTATTGGCTGTAACAGTATAACTGAAGCTACCAGTACGAGTCAGATCGTGGGCCATGTCGATAGATTGACAGAAGTTACCACTGATGTTTATCTTTTGGCTCTCGCTTACAGGAATGGACGCGATTTAACATGTCATTTTGCTCGTGGAGTTTGTACTCCTGGTGCTTGCCGGTTTAACGGGGTTGATTCTATAGTCTCCGTTGTTCGAGGCGTTGAGCTTACTGATTATAATACCATCTTTGCGGACTGTTATGCTTATAACGTTCCGACTAAGAAAGGGGATTGTGGTCTTCCTTTAGTTACCCGAGTTGGCAACTCAGGTTCTGTTATCGCCGGCATTCACGTTGGGGGCAAGGATAACCGCGGTTTCTCCGTTCCTATTACAGTGGACATGATTAATCGTGCTATTGAATCCACTTACACCATCATGGCCATTTCGTCACAATCGGACTTTGATCACGAGTTATTGGAGCCAACGCGCAAAAGCCCATTTGTTCATGAGTCTTTTTTACCTTTAGAATACATTGGACGTGTTCCAGGTCCCATATTACTCAAGAACAAATCCAAGATGGTTCGCACACCGTTTGCTCCTATCATGGATGACGTTTTGAGTCTGCTTGGTGCAAGCCGTACACAGACCTTCATGAAGCCCGTTATGAAGCCTAAGAACGTTGATGGGTGTTATGTATCCCCTTACAATGTTAATCTTCGCAAAATGGCTAAGCCTATGCGTAGCTTAGACGCTTTCCGGCTCATGCGTATACGTGATAAGCTGGTTGATAGAATTGTTACCATGCTTAGAGATCGTGGGGTTGATTCTTTGAGTCCTGTTCTGTTGGAAACTGCTATTAATGGTTTTGAGGACGATGATTATTATCGTCGTATTAATATGAATGCCTCTGCGGGCTTTGGCTTGCCGGGCAAGAAGATTGAATATTTCCATGATTGCAGTGTAGACGACCGCAAGAACTTTGTTTTGAAAGAGGAAGTGGTCGCTAACCTTACTAGGTGTCTCGAGACGTATGGTAGAGGTGAGCGTTGCCATTTCATTTACAAGGCCCAACTTAAGGATGAGCCTCGGCCTATCGAGAAAGTTCTTACTGGTTCCACCAGGCTGTTTTACATGAGCAACTTAGAGAATTTATTACTCAGCCGTATGTTTCTGGGTCCCTTTTATACCTTAATGGTTCAACATGGCGATATATTTCGCACTTCTGTGGGGATTAATATACATGACGAGGCTGATGCGTTGGTGCGTGATATGCTTGAAGTTGGCGATAATTTCATAGAATTTGACTACTCTGGATTTGACGTCTCGAACGTGTTTGACATAGCACAATGCGCTAGTAGTGTTGTGTTGGGCGTTCTTGCCGAATTCGGATATAACGCCTACTCACTCGAAGTAGTACGCGGATTGCTCTCCGACACGCTTTTTCCTATCGTGGAGTTGAACAAAGATCTCTTTACTAAGCCGGGTATGCAAATGTCTGGCCGATACGCCACCGCTGAAGATAATTCATTGCGCAACTTGATCATGCTTATTTACGCTTGGGAGAATCTTTATGATGACGATTTTTTCGAATGTACGCGGGTTAATACTTTTGGTGATGATGTTGTTGGTTCGGTAGATTCCGACCACCTCGGGTTCAACAACTTGTATTATCAGGATTTTGCGCGCGTTCATTACGGTATGGTGGTCACACCCGCGGTCAAAGGCAATGATATGGCCGCTTTTATGACGGTTGATGAGATCAGTTATCTTAAGCGTAATTTTGTACTTCGCGAGGGTGTATACGTTGCACCTATAGATGTTAACACCATTTACAAGATGATGGAATGGCGTATACCATCTTCATCGATCACTGACATGGAGCAATATATTGCTATGACCATTTCATGTTTGTGGGAGGTGTTTTTTCACTGCGAGCGTGAACGTTACGATCGCATAAGGAATATGTTCGTGGAGGTGCTGGTTAATCATTTTTCTTTACCAGCCAGTTATTTTTACGAACGTTTTCCCACTTACGATTTTCTCTACACTGAGAAAATTGTGTGTAAACCCAGCTTCAATGGTCGGGTCAATGGCAACGTGCGCCTTGATCCCGAATCTGAAGTGTTGGAAGAAGAGGATAGATGTTTATCTTGTGTGCCTCTTTCAGAAATCCAGACACGTCACGGACCACTACTGTTGGATCAATCCGTCCCCAGTAGTTATCAATGGATTAACAAAGAATTATTAGATCGAATTGACTCTCTTGAGAGCGAACTCAAAGAGATTGAACACGAGCTGAATAGACTAGCTGACGGTAGCGAAGATCTATACCGCTATAAGTTTCAACCCGATAACGTTGGCTCGGTGTCGCACCGGACTGGCGTCGTCTACACTCTGTTGGCCCGTAAGAAATCTATCGAGACCACGATTAAATTTCTTCGGAAGCGCATTTCAATTGTTGCACAGAGTGATACCGTGGAGATGAAACTTGGCCCTCCTGACAGCGAAGTTAAAGTTTCTCACGATACGTTTGAAGATGTCGGTGGGGATGCCACTTGTTCCCGGGAGTCGGGCGATTCTGTTGTGGTTAAGACTAGTCAGATCACCAGACACCACATGGAAGGTGTTTTATCTCGACCAGTGAAGATCGTTTCCATTTCCGTTCCTACAGGTGCCACGATACGTCAAACGTACCGCGTTTGGGATTTGTTTACGCTAGATCCTACTGTTAGGGCCAAGCTTCGTAATTTTGCGTACCTACGCGGGGATTTGCATTTGCGTGTCACTATTTCTGGTACCCCATTTCATTTTGGCAAGATTGTGTTTAGTTATCAACCTATGGCAGCTAGAAATGCGAATCTTGGCTATCATGCGAATCAGAGCATATTTTTTGGGGAGACGGCTGTTCCTAGTTACATTAACTACCTAACCCAATCGCCTGGATGCGTTATCGCTGACGTCAAGACCAACAAACCGTTCGAGATGAAGCTACCGTATATATCGCATAAAGCCATGGGAAGGCTTTTTAACACCTCACAAGAGATTCTTGATGATACGGATTCTTACGCAGATTTCGAGGAACTCGGTACGTTATACGTGTATTCCATTAACACCATTCGTAGTGTTTCTGAAGCTCCTTCGAATGTGCATATGCATATAGTTGCATGGATGGAGGACGTCAAACTTGGCACTCCCACTGCATCGGTTAGCATTGTCGCTGAAGCAGACGAAAGGGAGACCGGCCCTGTTGAGAGAATTTCGACCGCCCTCGCCAAATCCCTTGGATACTTGGGGGAGATACCCGTTATTGGACCATATGCGCAAGCCTCTAGTATTGCTTTTTCCTTTGCGGCTGAGGTAGCTTCTTTTTTCGGCTGGTCACGCCCCTTAGTGGTTGATGACCCCGTTTTTGTTAAACCCAGACCAGTTGGCAACATGGCGACGGGTATCGGTTTTGATACTGCAGAGAAACTTACTATGGATCCCAAACAGGAGATCGCTCTTGATCCGCGCTGTTGCGGAGTCGAGACCGACGATATGGCATTTGAGAATGTTTATACGCGTTGGTCTTACCTCACCAGTTTTGATTGGTTGCCGGATGATAATTCGCTCTCTGAAGTTTTATGGCGTTGCGCGATCACTCCTAACTTGTGTACTACGTTCAATTCCGCGGTAAGAGGATATTTCCAGCCCACTGCGATGGCTTTTTGTGCAGCGCCTTTTCGTTACTGGAATGGTGCTATTGAGGTCAGGATAGAGATAGAATGCTCTGCTTTCCATAGAGGTAAGCTTGCCACTTTGTACGAACCCAATGTTAACCATCAGTTGCTGGTGTGCAACTCTATCTCCACGAATAAGAATCATATGAAGGTCATCGATCTTCAGGAGACCCAAGTTATGGATTTTTGCATCAACTGGGCCCACAAGAGGATGTGGGCAGAGACTTATTCGCAAGGGGATAGCCACAGTTTGTTTGGTGACACTTTTGACATAAATGAGGAGCGACAAAATGGTTTCATTGCATTGACTCCATACACCAAGTTGCAATCTCCTGACAATTCTGGGGTTACCGTAAACGTTTATGTCCGAGGAAAAGATTTGTCTTTTTCCTATTTAGACATGACTAACGTTTCCCGGGAGCGCATTAGCGCACAGAGTGATGAATTGCAGTGTGAGGCGGTTACTTGCATTAGTCTCAATGAACCGACATACGGTTTGAATGATAGCTCGACATGGCATTTTGGTGAGACTTATGGGAGTTTTCGTGTTGCGTTGAAACGTTATTCTCTAATTGATGAGAGGGATGTTCAGAATTCCCCAGGAGGTTCGACGCGCACGTTTGTTTACAATGGAGAGATAATGCCCAAGCCCACCCCTTTCTATGGATCTGTTACGAACAGGGACCCTCACCTCATACAGTTCTTGCTTTACGCCTACTTAGGCGTCAAGGGCTCCCTTCGTTATAAGGCGCATTTCAGTTCATCTTCTGAGATATTCAATAGGGGGCATAGGATCAATGTGACATTGGCGTCCCCAACGGATGTCTACGGTGGTGTTAATCTTAATTATTCGAACTCCGGCTTGAATAGTTTGTCCACCGGAACCTTAGGGTTCATGCCATCTGTTTCCAGTAGTGTGGAGATAGAGGCCCCATTTTTTACCACCAATATGTTCTTATATTCCTTTGCGAATGATCACGTTGGTGCAAACCCAACAGGAGATATGAGTACTCTATGGGTAAGGCGTTTCACCGTTGCCGGTGAGGTTTCGACGCCCCCCACATATCTTCGCGGAACTTTGGAGTGCGCGATAGGCGAGGATTTCTCGCTTTTGCGCTTTTCTGGAGCGCCTGCTTATTCAGGCGCCGTTATCTCCTAGTTCAACCGAGCGTACGGTATATAAAAATAACCTTTTTAGGTTCACGCAGTTTTATCTAGGGTTAAATAGCCCAATTGACC